ACCACCAACAAAAGGTAGTGCGGTCTCAATTCTAGTACCAGAACCAATATACTCTAGAGAATGTCCAGATGCTAGAACTCTACTCTGCTTATAAAAATAAACACTCACACCAATACCCACGGAATATGGAATATTATCATTCAATGTTACAGTACAAATACCAGTAGAAGAAATTGCAGTAGATCTTTGTACCGAATAATAATCCGGTTGAATTTCAATTGTAGCTACTGCCGTATTTATTCCAACATTAGGACCACTAATTATTAAACGTGGTAAAGATGTATAGCCCCGGCCGCTTGAAATCAAATCTATCTCAAAAATTGAGCCGTTTCTTATTGAAGCAACTGCCTGAGCGCCGATACCCCATTCAATTTCAGGTGTATCAATAGTTATGCTCGGGGGACTTGTATATCCAGAACCAGGATTCTCAAGTTTAATTTTCTTGACGCTATAATAAGGTCTATCAAAATAAATTACTTGTCCATCAAAAGGTTTAATAATATTAAGACTAGCTGTACCTCCAGAATTATAAGTATGTGAAAGTGTAGAGATTCCAACATAAACACTAAAGACCGTGCTCGCCAAAGAAACCTGAGGTAATGAATTGATTCCAATAATGTTTCCTGCGTTCAGTCTGGTTGTTAGAATACCAACCAAATTATCAACAAAACTCAGAACGTTAGAACAAGAGTTTGGATCCGTATTTGAATTGGTTATCGGGTCTGGAGCAACGTCTAGATTTTTAACAGTTAAATTATTGTTTAACGCGAGTTTAATAAAATCTCGCATAGATGTGAATCCGACTATTGATTGTGGAATTTCACCTAGTAAACCTGTGGATAGAAGAGTTCCGTTTAAATTAAAATATGCCTTTGTTGATTCTAAAATATTCTGATTTGTATAATCTCTTACATCCAAAGAAACTGCATCAACAACATAACCAAGATCTCTTTTACATTTATCAACACTCGGATGAACAAAAGACGGATAGGCCGCACCGATTGAGTTGAAGGCTAAGTCTACAATTTCATCTTTATTGGCCTGAATAAGATTATAAGAATCAATATATCTTCCAGGAGCAACTGTTAAGGTCTGAAAAACATAACCTTTATTACCAGAAGGATATGTAACAATTCCAGGGCCAGATTCGCAAGTAAATGCCAATCCAACCAAAGAGACACCCATTCCAACGCCAAACTTATGTGGTGTAGCCGTGTATGCAGTTAATACTCCGGTTACATTATCATAAAGAGCATTAGAAATGTTACAAGTAGAGTTTGTAAATTGAATCTCAAAAGTATCATCATTAATAATAGAAGTTGTTGCGTTAACACCAATGTACTGTAACGGGCTTTTTCCGTCAGCAATTAAACCAAAATTACCAAAAGATGAGTTTGAGTTTGTTAAATCACATGCGCCGCCACTACCACAGAAGACCGCAATATCATTACAAATAGTAAACAGTGATACTAACTGAGCGTACCCAGAGTTGGTTATAGAAACACCAATACCACCTTGATTATATTGTGTATAAGAGTCCAAAACCATAGACTTGATCTGACCGATGGCATACTTACCATCAATTCTCAGTCCAATGGATTTTGGAATAAAATTCGTGCAGTTCTGCACATAAGGAGACTGATTAATATAACGAACTTGGTTTGGGTCAAAGGATACTATAGCCGCCCCGGAATTTTCTGCCCCGATAAAAGACATTTCAGCAATATAATTTCCATTACCAACATAAAATAAATCGCCGGGATTTGAGCAACCAATAGAAACTTCTCTTAGACTTTGACCAACAATACTAACTTGATCTGGTAAAGGTAGAGGATTATTAACAAGATAATTACCAGGAGAAACTCTAATAACCGTACTCTCAGATGATATTCCTACAGCACTATCAATGGTTAATTTGGCTTCTTGAATGGATTTACCACTATTATCATCACTACCATTTTTAGAGACATATATTACATTAATTTCATCTGGAAATATATTTGCTCTTGTATAAGGAATATAAGTTTGCGAAGCTGCGTCATAACCGACAAGATCTTTGTCAGCAACTCCGATCATATTAACATCAAGAAGTTGGTCAAACTTTCTCGGACCAACGGTTCCTACTAATGCCGCTCTAGGATCTCTATTTGATGAAAGTCTGACTATATGATCACTCATGTTGACACCGAATCATTAACTAAAATAGTTCCTTTGATAAACTTTTTAGTTGTTGTATCAACAAAGCCATATGTTAATATTACATCAAAATAACATCTACCAGAAAAAGGTAGAGTTGATGTCATAGTTGCTGCCATTGAGACGTTAACTTCATCCGATTCAGTATCTAAGGTAACAACAAACGGATACTTTACCGGAGAAGTATCATATTTACCAATTTTAGAAACTCCGGTAAAACTGGTATTAATACCCAATACGGTGCCGTCCTCGTTCAGAATTTTGAACGTTTCGTCAAAATCAGCCCCTTTTTCTAATGTTAGAGAATTGATTTCGTAAACAGCCATTAAAAAACTAAAAGTTATCTATTGTATTTAGACTTATTTGATAACTTCTAGGCAACGATTATAATATTTTTTGCGATCAGGAAGCCCATTAAGGCCGCCATTGACTCTTCTGGTTACTTCTTCTACTGTTGGATTCTTATCACAAAGAGCATTCATTTTATTATTCATCCACCAAAAGCCGCCAGACGTGAACGGATATTTTTCCGCAACATAATCAACACCATCCATAACTTTAGGATCTTTTATAAAGTTAGCAAAGGCTTGATAGTTGGCTCTACCTGTCAATTGAATGTATCCAGCACCTTTGTATTTTCTACCATCGCCAGGTTGTGTGTTTCCTAGATCTTTTCTCCAATCATAAGCATCACCAGTAGCCAACTCTTTTTTATATCTACCACCACCGGACTCATGAGAAATTTGAGAAATAAAATGTCTTAATCTATTAGGTGTAGTGATATCAAATTGTGTTAAGCACTTATTCAGTTCAACAATCTCATAATCAGATATTACGGATTCACTACAATTCCAAATTCTTGCTAGTTGTGTTTTTGTTATCAGTTGAGAAGTTATTTTCTCAACTGCCTGTGACTTTTTTGGGAAAAATACCCGACCCCATCCACTATTTGATCCATCGGCAGTCCATCTTTTTTCTAATACCCAACGCTCATAAACAACATTCTTACCATCAATAACAGGTGTTGAGTAACCCTTATACATATCACCAAACGGATCGTGGCAGACATAATTACCGTTAGGAAGCTTTGTATGAATAACAATCATATGACCGGAATTTCGGGTCGGATTATTATTTGGTCCTCGGTGAAGAATTCCCGCGACAATAGGGCCAGTCTTCTCTAGATGTTCATCTAATTGGTTAAAAGTTAGATTTGTTGACCAGACAGAATCTAAACCAAAAGACTTCAAGGCTTGCGTTTGGATATTATGATCTGTAGAATCACCGAGAGATAAAACTTTTTTCAGATAAACATCATCTCCTTTTGGTCCTGCTGGAAGTGAACCAGGAATATAATACTCCAGACACATTGCACAAGAAGAACTGTTACAAGTTCTATCTGGTTGAACATAATTATCCTTTTGTTGATAAAAAGGAACTTCTCTTTTTACTTGTGGTTTATCCACTGGGGTTCTATAAATTCTTACCCAGTTTGCGGAATCCTGAAGCTGTTCGGGTTGTTTCGCTCTTATGGTTTTTGCTAACTCTTGTACAGCATTGACATGTTTTGGATTATTTCCGTCAAAGTGTATAAAGAAATTAAGTAGATCTATCTCCGACATAATTCACCATAAAACTATCTTAAATATTTAGAAATTTATTGGAAATGCAAGATATTCAAGAGTTTCAATTTCTCCGATCTCCCACTGTTGCCACTCTTCAAACTCTCGTAAAAGAGCCAAAGAATCTTCTTCATTAAGTTCTTCTGACCTATCAATACACCAATTAACAATCTCGGGAATTAAGGTTTCCATTTTGAATTTTTGAAACTAAGTCATCCTACCATAAATATCTCTACTTGTCAATGGGACAGTTTCAAAAGTGGCTTGGTATTTTAACGATAAAGAGTTTGAAGAAATTCCACCTAAAATGGAAGGTTTTGTTTATCTCATAGAAAATAAGTTAAACAATAAAAAATACATAGGCAAAAAGACTTTCTGGGAAAGACGTAAAGATCCTAAAACTGGAAGACGTAAAACAAAAGAAAGTTCTTGGAAAAATTATTATGGTTCTTGTGATACTCTCATAAGCGATGTAAAGGAGTTCGGTGAAGAAAACTTCTATAGAGAAATTTTATATCTTTGTCCACATAAAAAAAGTATGTCCTATTACGAAACAT